CTATCCCTTACTTCACCCGATTCACCATCTGGAACTGCCTCTATATAAGAAGTATCATTAAACACTACTCCGAAAGAATCATATGTCATTACTGTTGCACTTCTGTTAATATCATCTCTAATATCACTTACTTGGACATTAGAAACAAGTGGAGTTATTCTATCTCTCTCACTAACCATTTGATAAATTTTATTTGCATAGTCTCTACATGCAACTAAAGTATCAAATGTTCCTATAGTTCTCTTAAAACCATTATAGGCTTGATTTAAAGTTTCATAATCAGCACCATTTGTAGTAGCAGAAGAATTAGTTATAACCATCATTGATAAATCATCTTCTACTAAAGAAGTACCATTAGAGTCAGAATCACTTGTAAGTTTAGTTAAAACTCCAGCACTAACGTTTCCATTAGCCCCAGTTGTTCTTGCATAAGCTATTTCTAATCCACTTCCTATTAAATTAGCTATATCATTTGGAAACTCAATATAAACTGAATTTTTATGAGAATCAAAACCAAATTTCCAAACATAACTTCCTGCTATTTGAGTATTTAAATTATCAACTTTGGCTTTGGGCCAACTATTGCTCCATTTTTCACCTGCATTTTTAACCCAAATCCCATTTTCAGCAATCATTAATTCAGGCAAATAAAATCTATTATTATTGTCTAAATTATTTAATTTAATAATATATGAATCTCCTGCTTTACATTGTTGAAATTCTCCTTCAATTGCATTAGCTGTTTTTTGTTCATTTTTAGTAGTAATAATTACATCTTGAGTTAAAATATAATTTATTTCTTTATTTTCATCAGTAATAAAGGTTTTAAATGCTTCTAATTTAATTTCCTCTATTAATTTATTATTGGCATTTGTTGTCCCCAATAAATTTCCTTGATACATAAAAGTTAATTCAGTAGAACCTGATTTATAGTATCCCATATTATAACCCATCATATCACAAAGTTTTCTCATTGAGCTGTCTTGAGATGCAGAGGGCATAAAATTTTCTAATATAACTTTATCAATACTATAATTAAGCTTATCTGCAATAACAGCAGCATATTTTATAAGCATAACTCCTGGGTCACTTTCATTAGCTGATTTTGGGTTATATCTTGTAGTATATTTTTCAATTAAGTCTAATGCTTCAGGATATAGTTGGTAAAAATCCTTCTTTGTATAAGAATCATTTGCTATTAAGAATTCATTTTTATTAATCATTTGTTTTTATCCTCACATATTTTCTTCATCATATAAAACTAAATTATAAGTATTAGTTGTAAAATCTATTTGGTTTACTGCTTTAAATCTACAATATAAAATTGCTCTATCTTGAATTATATTTATATCTTTTCTTACAACACTAAGTTGTGGCATAAATAATGCTAATTGGGTATAAATTTCATCAATAATAATATCTTTTAAAATATAATTATTTTGCTCAAATATATACCTCTTTAATCTAATACCAAAATAAGGATCGCCAAAAAGTTCTCCTTTTTCTGATTGTAGAAGTAAAAGAGTATTTTGTTTAGTTGCCTGCAAATATGTTTTAGTTATATTTGTAGAATTTGATTTGAACATATTTGGGAACTCAATTGATTTCATTTATACCTCTTTAATTATTTTATCATTTAATTTAGCAATCAAACTTTATGTTATAAGTTTTATAAGTTTGTTTTATAATGTTGTTGCTGTGTCTGTAATTGCATCCGTTGAAACATTAAAGACAACTGATTGTGCTGATGATGTATAATAATAAAATGTAATTCATAATTCATTCCTCCTTATACTATATTTTTCCAAGTGGTATCGGTATTATTAGATTTATATTTACCTGTCATAGTGCCGGTATCAGTTGCCCAAAGCATTAAATATTTGCCACTTGATGATTTCTTAAATGTGACTTGATAGTTTTTATTCAATATTGCTGCGTCATATAAATCAAACTTGTTAGCATATAAATCACCTTGTACTCCACTATCAACACTAATGTATCTCTTTTGTGTGTTTGTGTTGTCACTAATTTGCAGATATCTGCAGCTATTTCCAAAGATGTTATTGCTGCAACTATTTCCAAAGTAGTTATTGTTGCAATAAGTTCCAAAGGTATTATAACTGCAATCATTTCCAAAGGTGTTATTGGAGCAGTTATTTCCAAAGGTATTGTAATAGCAACGGTGGCCGATAGTGTTATACTCACAGAAATCATCGAATGATATATAGTTACATGTATCTCCAAGAGTGTTCGAGCGATTATTTTTTCCAAAACGATTATAATTACAATTATCTCCAATCGTGATATCTCTGCAATCACATCCAAACGAGTTCAATGAACAACATTTGCCGAATGAGATGTTTCTGCAGCCAAAGTCGAAGAAGTTAGAATAACAACAATGTGTTCTGAGTCCCTCGTCACCATCACTTACAGCAAAGTTTCTGAATATAATGAAGTTAAGAAATTGCAGATGACCGTGACCAAGATCAGTGCCATCAGTCTGATTATAGTATGGTTTAATTATGTTTGTATGACAGCCAATCTCAGTTGTAGTATTTTGTCCATGCAAAAAATCAAACAGCATGTATTGATTTAGCGACAAATCATATTCTTCATCTTCATAAGCAGCATAGTAGTTAAATGTGTATAAGTATTCACCCGAGACTAGAAACCTTATGTTTTTGAAGTCGTATGGACAGTCATTATTGAACTCATCTATCATTCTATAAATGACACCTTTACCATTAACGGTATTAGCCCAAGCAAACCTATCAGTATCGTTGTCTAGACAATACTTAATTTTCCAACTTTCTAATTTTGAATTAGCGAAATAGTCTTCCTCAACTCTTGAAACTACTACCCCATATTCCCCATCACACCAAGCGTCATCGCCGACAGAGGGAGTAGCGCTTTGAGTAAACACAAAACCACTGGTATCCCCGTCACTAATATCTGCGTCTGTTCCCCATGCATAAGGTCCATTATCATTGTCATTCACTCTTTTTAATACGTCCCCCGCTTCCCCAAACCCGGTTGCGATAGATGCTGTAATACCTTTAAGAATTGTATCACCTTCACTATGAACAGCTCTTGCATCTTCATTTAATTTAGTAGGGCTGTCTGCCACAACAATTATATCAAAAGCATGGTTAGCACTTTGTGTATCTGCTTGTGCGGTGGTAGTAGTATAATCAGTAATGCGATAAGTCAATCCTGGTTTAAGAGTTCCACTATCTCTTTTAGCTTTTAACTGTGACCAAGTAATTGGATAAACAATAGTCAAATCACCAAGAACTGCATCCATTAGTGCAGTATCTACATATGCTCTATTAGTAAATTGACTATCTGTTGTTGGATTAATTGAACAGGTTGGTAGAGAATTACTAAAATTGAGAGCTCCTGTAATTGTTCCACCGCTTGTTAAAACATAGTTTGATAGTTTTCTTGTTGTGCCATCATTAACATCATCCAAAGATAGTGTTATATTCTCAGACAATCCTTTATTATTAACTTTTCGAGTAGTAGGAACATAATTCGTACTGTCTGTATAAGCCGCGCTTCCTAATCCTGTGACTGCAATATTATCTGTTGCAGTACCATTTACTGTTAATTTTAATGTGCCATCATTTGTTCCACTTGCAAGTGATACAGTTGTTACACCACTATTCCACGAGATTTTTTCGTCGTCTGTTACAAATCTATGTGTTGTGTCTTCAATAACTTGTGTTGCATCAATGTCTGGAATATCTGCTTTACTAAGGTTATCACCTGAAGTAACCAAACCTTTTGCATCATATGAAATTTTAGTTTTAGTTGCTGCCGTAATTGCAGTATTTTTAATAACGTTTTCACTCGCACTACCAATTATTGATGCTTTAATTGTTGCTGGTAATTTAATAGTAAAATCATTAGAACCATCAAAATTAGTTGCTGATGTTTGACTATTAGTAGCATCATTATCTGTAATAGTAAATGTTCTTGCAGTTGCTAGTTTTGTTGCTGTTTTTGCATTCCCTGTGGTATCTTGATTTAATGTAGGTATATCAGCTGCAATAATTTCTCTAAAAGTAGGAGCTCCATCTTCAGCATTTGGAGCCGCTAAAAATGTTTTTGCTGTCTTTGAGCTTAGTAATTCATTTAAAGCAATTTTATCTGTAGTAGACATAAACCCACTCTCTGATGTTGTTGCATCAGTGTGGCTGTGGTTATCGAGTGTTTCTAATGATTTTTGAACATTTATATCAAGATGACTTAATATTTTATCAAAATTAGTAGTGTCTGTAAAGATAGCTGATGCAACTGAAGCTGAAATAACACTTACTGGTACAGGAATTAATAATCTAAAAGGATTAATACCTCCAAACTCATACTCAAAGGTACCTCCAGCAATACCTACAACATTAGCATAACTTTTTACAACAATTCTATCTGTGGCTACAAAATTACCATTATTTAATAATGCAATTGCATTAAAAGTTAACCATTTTGTACTACTTACAACCCCTGTAACAGCAGAAGTAGCAAGTAAAGTTTCAATACCAGCAGAATCTCTTTTATATATTCTAAAGAAAAACTCTGCATTTTGGTTATTATTACCACTAGCTTTTCTTACACGCCCAATAGAAAAAATATTTATTTGTCCTGGATTACCTACAAAAAGATTTGCTGGTGAAATAGCACCTGCTATATATTGGTCAGTTGTTGTAATAGCACCTGAAGATACAGCTGTAGCTTCTACTGGGTAGTCTGAATCTGCAGTCGAAGTTACCAATTTTTTATATCCTACAACATCGGAATCTACAAGTGTTCTATAAAGTGTAATATTAGATGATAACATGCTAATGTCTGCTTTATTTAATTGAAGTTCATCTATAGCATCTTGAACATTTTTAGAGTCTAGTCTAAAATCTTCCTCTGTAATATATTCATTATCATAAATAATATCAGCAGCAACAGGCACTGAGACTACATCTACATAAATTTGTCCATCTGCTGCACTACTATTAGAAGATACTTTAGTTACATAGCCTATTTTAGTAATAAAGTTAGGTGAAATAGGCCTTACATTTGTAAATTCACCGGCAACAGTTGATGATAAATATAAAGCATCATTAACATCATAAATAGCTGGGTCAAGAACAAGACTACCAACAAATCCTCTTTTAGTAACAAAACCATAGTTGCCGGAGTCAATTGATTCAGTAACTACGCCCATTACTCTTTCAGCTTGGCCATAATTACTTCCAATTGCTAATGCAACTGAGGTAGTTTCTTCTGTACTGCTTGTAAGGTAAACAATTTGGCCATCTGTAAGTGTTTCTGCTGTATTATTATAAACTTTTAAAACAGCATCAACACCAACTGCCATTGTAACATTAGGTGAAAGAGTTACTTCTATTACTCCTTCATTATCATTAAAATATACTTTCCCTGCCTTATCATTTTTTGTTTGAAATTGAATTGAATTTACTGAAATATCTTTTTCATCAATAGTATTATTAACGAAATTAAAATATTCTGAAAGTTTTTGGAAATTAATACTGCCTATAGTTGTTGTACTTGGAAGTACTACCTTTTCAGTTACTTTTAAATTGTTTAATGAGGCATAAGAAGCATCTTCAGCTTTATCTTTATCAATATAAAGTTTTCCAATTACTACTCCTTGGTCTATTACGTTATTTTCAAAGGCGACATAAACAATATCTCCTATTTTATAACCATCTATAATTCCTGGTTCATGGCAAACTGTGCATTCAACAATGGATTTAATGCTAGAACCTGCAGTCTCAAAAATAGGTACCCTAACCTTTAATTTATTATTAGTATATAATACTTCTTCTACTTGTCCTTTTGTAATCATTTTTCTGTATCTCCAGATATTCTTGTTAATGATAAAGTTGTTTTGTAACCATTAGCATCAACTTTATCTATTTGTTTTGTTACTATATATAATCCACTTGAAATGTGTTTTCTACCAAAGAAATACACATTTAATCTAACGTGAGTCATTAATATAGCTGGTCTTAATAATCCTTTTATTGTTATAGTAGCACTAATAGGATATTCTGTTATTTTAGTCCACCAAACTTGGTCACTAATTCTTGTTATATGTTGATTATTTTTTGAACTAATTATTGGAGCAAATGATTTTTCCCATTCGCCTTTATCATTAATTCTTTGAGTATAATCAGCTTGATTTAGTTGGGCTTGCCAATCATAAAGTATGGAATAGTTTTCCTGATTATCAATATTAAAGTCTGTTACTATATTAGCTGTTTGGTAACCTATATCAATTTCATATGCGCCGCTATTTTCAATCTTAGACGTGTTTTTAACGATTTTAAAGTATGGCCCACCATATTCGCCGGTAGTGTCATCTATGATTGTTAAAACGTATATATCACGCTGTTTTACTGCTCTATTAGTTGAATTTGAAGGAACCATACAACTAACAAGATATGTAAGATAGTCTAAAATAGACACATTTTCTTTGGAATCTAATTTAACTGCTTGATCATCTCCTGGAATTAATCCTTTTTCTAAAACTAGTCTTTTATTATTCATTCCATAAAATATTTGTTGTAATCCATAGTAATCATTATTGGCCCATAGTATTCTTTTTATTTCATCACTTGGTTTTACATTAGTTGGATTTATAAATGTGTAACTACCTGAACTTAATAAAGATGCACTACTAACAGCACTTACAATATAACTAATAACTGATTTCTCAATATTAAATCTGGTTTGAATGTTTGTTATAATTGCTTCTTCATTTTTATAAACAAATGTAGGTAAAGACATATCACCATAACTAAATATTATTTTTCTTGTTTTAGATACACTACTAAATATTTTCTCAAAGAAGTTTGGGTCATCATCTTGTGTTACTGGATAATCCAAGTTTAATATATAAGTATTTACTTGACCATTTATTTTAGTTATTTGTAAAGATTGGATATAATTTGGATATATTTCTTTTACGCTTGAATAAAAACCATCTAATGTTTTATCAGTATTATTAACTTTCCTATAGACACCAAAAGTATAACCATTTGCTAAGCTACCGAAAGTAACTTTTATATATGGAGTTTCTATTCTTGATGTAGAACCTAAAAGGGAAATATTTTGAGGCATTATCTTTCATCTCCGAATGTTATGCTTGAGATATTTGGTATTTTAATTATCTCAAATTTGTCTGATAAAGGTTCAAATACTTCTAAAATGTCATTAAAATAAGCAATTACCCACCAATAAGTAGGATTATTATAGTATTTCAATGCTAAAGAATCTAAGTTATCTGTAGCTAATACTTTATGAGCCACATAAGTCATATCTTTAAACATTTGTGTTCCAATACCATAAACATATTTATCATCTACTGTATTATAAAAATAAGGTACGCTGGTATATCTGCATATGTAATCATAGTCTTTATAAGTTTTGTCTTTTAATATATCCATTATTTTAATCCAAACCCTTTCTTCATTGCTCTTGTTAATCCTCTAAAAGAACCATTTTTAGAAATAGATGTTGCATCATAAGGGTCAGTTTCTGAAACTTTAAATGCTACTTCTACTTGACTATATTTATTATTAGATAAAATTGGTTTTTGATAAGTGACTGTAACGCCATTATTAACAATGCCTTTAATAAATATTTCATTCCCGAATCTAATTGCTACAGTTGGTACTTCAACTGCTTTATTAGACAAATTATATTTAGGAACAGCAATTGCTTGAAGACACTTTATTAAAGTATCAACATAATCTTCGCCTGGCTCTAATTCAATATTACTTGCCCCTATATTTACATCATCCATCATATCTCTATGAAGTAATAAATTAATTTGAATTTCTCTTGGACCGGAGTTACTATAAGTAAAAACTGGGGCAGACCTTGAAAGAGCATTTGTAGCATAAAAGCTTGATTGCATTGTATCTGCTATTTGGTCTGGGTAGGTTGGTAAAAGCAAATATTTGCCATTATCTCCTAAGTGAGATATATAAATGTAATTGTCTGGTAAAGACATGTATTTAATTGAAGCCATTATACATCCTCCTCATTGCTATATACTTCATCTTCTATAGCTTTACTAATAAAGATATTTTCAATATCTTTATCCCCATATCCTAATAAATCAAAATATTCATTATTTAACATAGATTCTTGAACTGAAGCATCATAGATAATATTTTTATATTTGTCTTCCCAAATTCCATATCTTTGAATTTCTTTCAATCCTTTTAAATTATGTTTTTCTTCTCCAGCTACTAAAGTAATTTTGTCATATCTTGCCTTTAAGGATTTTTGAAGTCTCTTTATATTGTTACTTATATTATCTATACTTGTAATAGCATTATCTATTAAATATTCTATTAATCTGTCAGCAAATGGGTGGTTTGATTTAGAATTAATTTTGAGTAATTGTAATTTGCTTATAAGTTTTATTTCATTCAAATGTGGATTATCTATAGGTGCAGTAATAGGTTCTAAAACTGTGCCTCCATCTTCTGTTTCTGTAGGTAACTTCTTATATCCTGTTATAGAATCTATTTTATAATTATTTACTGAATTATTATATTTAACTAATTCTTTAATCGCGCCTAAAGTAAAATCATTATTTGAAGTGTAATTTCCTTCTAATATTACAATTGAAGAAGTATTAGTGGCAGGTATTTTAATAAATAATTTAAAATTATCTAAATTAGATTCTATTTCTTTTAAATTTACAGCTATATTATTTAATTTTGAATATAAATAAGGACTATTAAATTTATTTACATTTGATTTAAAATAAGTTTGTAGCTGTATATTTGTGTCATGAGTGGTAATTATTTGTTTACTGTCATAAAAACCACATATGAACTCAACTGGCAAATCTGAATCAATAGCTATAGTATAATTTTGAAATAATTTTACTGGTATCATATATATTTTATATTTGGTATCAGAAGAATCAAATCCAGGTATTTTTAAATCTTTAACTAATTCATTACTAAAACAATTATATAAAGACATTAAATCTAAATGTTTATAATCTCTAATAAACCTTAAATATTTACCTAAATAAATATGAGTATAAGAGTCATATATAATATTGTCTATATTTAAAGTGGTTGAAAAATTAGTTATTGGTTTACCAAAGTTGTAAGGAAATAATTTCTTAAATGAACTATCAGTTGCGCTACCATCAGTAATATCTTCTAAACATACCACAAAATCATCTTTATAGATGTAGTGATTGTCTTTAAATACAGACATTCCTTCTTTATATACTCTAACTGTAGGCAAATTAAAGGTGTGAAGTAATTGTTTTATATAACCTACAAATATATTATTACTATTATAATTTAACATTTATCTGCTCCTTAATTTATAGATAATCCATAGTTATCTACTTTTACATTTAATGTATTTCCAGAAATAACACTACTTAATAAGTTATAAATATCTACTACGTGACCATCTACTATATCTAATGTTGCGGTTGTTTCTTCTGATTCTTTTGCTTCTGCCATAAGTGAGCTCTTTTGGTTTGTTGCTCCAGCCATTGAAGCATCATAAATATCTCCACCTGCAGTATTACCAACAGATGTATAACTTGATTGTGAAACTGTAGCTCCACTCTTTGTAGTTGCTAAACTTGAGCCTCTTGAAATTGTTGATACACCTGTCTTAACACCTAAAGCTCTAAGCATTCCTGAACCACTAAATCCACCACCAGAACCTTGAGCTAATCCTACAATCATATTACCTAAGCTAGATAATAATCCGCCTGAAATAGCACCAACTTGCATTAAATCTGCAACTGTTGTTTCTAAATCAACAGCATTACCTAAAACGCTAACCATAGGAATTGCAATTCCACCTACTGTATCTTCTAATGTATTTGCTACTTTCCAAATTGCTAATAATACTGGATTAGTAGCTATTCCGGTAGATATTCCGTATTCAATGTTTTCCCACATGTTAGTCATCATTTCACCAACACTGGTTCTTTGCCACATTGAATCAGCCATTTTGTTTAGATTACCTATAGCACTATTATAGCTTAAGGTTGTATTTAAAATATCTTTAGAACTAGATATCAAATTAGTAGTTGAAGTTAAATCTGAAACTGTAATTCCGAAAATACTTGCTAATTGTGATTTAACAACTTTATTATCACTTACAGCTATATCTGCTAAATATGAAACAATTGATTCTAATAAATCATTTGTAGTTTTTGCATCTAATCCGCCTGTTAATAATTCACCATAACTTTTGCCCATTTTAGAAGCAGCCATTACTATAATGTTCTGCATCCCTGAGCTTGCTAATCCACTAACATTTCCTGAACCTAACATTCCTATTGCATTAGCTAAGTTTTGAATAGAAGTTGGAGACATACCAACACTATATAATGAACCTAACCATTTTTGAACTTGATATTCAAATTCAACACCCATTGTAGAGCCCATTTGTGAAGTTGCTTCATAAATATTTGTACTAACACCATCAAAAGCGTCTGTTAAATATTCTGTTGTTTGATACATACTATTTAAGTATGAAGTTAAGCTTGCCTCCATACCTAATCTTGCAGCTGTTGTATCTGACTGTTGAACACGAATTAATTGTAATAATGTTCCATTAGCTGCATCAAATGTTGTAGCTATTTTTTCTGAGATGGTTGCTAAAAATGCTCTTTGTTCTACATTATAAGCAATGCCTTTATCTACTAATTTATCTACATTTTGAAATAATTTTTGTGTTTGAATAAATGGAGAAGCGCCTACAATTCCAGATAATTTTGACCCCATTCCTGTAAATGGATTTCCCCAAGTTTTTCCTGTACCATATAATCTGGTTTCTATTCTTGATTGATAGCCACTAATTTCTGTTACTTGATTATCAATTTGTTTTTGAATACTAGCTAAAGTATTTTTTAAACCTTCTACTAATTTATCACCTAAATCATCTTTATAGGTTGCATTAAAAGCTTTCTTTGCTGCTGCAACTTCCTCATCTGTTATTCCAGCCTCAGCACGTTCTTTTTTAGATAATTTTAATATTCTTTCAGCTGTTGCCTTTTCTTCTCTTTGCGCTCTTTTTTTCTCTTCTGCTTCTTCTAATTTACTTATAGTATTTAAAAGTTTCTTTTGAGCATCCAACCTAGCTTGTAATTTTTTCTTTTCTTTTTTGTCTGAAGTAGCAGCATATTTTTCTTCTAATTTTTTTAAATTTACTTGAGCTTCTACTTGTAGTTGATATTCTCTATTTATTCTGCCTTTTTTATATTCAAAAAGTTGGTCTAATATTGCTTTTTGTCTTACAGCGTCATCATCATTATATTTTTTTCTTAATCTGTCTAATTCTAATAATTGTTGTGTTTGATAAGAACTTGATGAAAAAGCGGAGGTTTCTTTTCTATTCAATGTATTATTACTATCATCGTATTTTGGTATTGCCATAAAGATTCCTCCTTTTTATTTCATATAATTTAGCAAGATAATTGGGCTTCTATTTTCTTCTAGATTTGCTTCTTGCTTGGGCTTCTTGCTTTGATTTCTCTATTGCCGCTTGAGATTTTTCAATTTCATCCGCTATTAGGTTTAATATTATTTTTCTCTCATAAGGAGTTATATCCATTAAATCAGTATAAGATGTATTACAATTTTTACTTATTAAATAACATTCTTTTACTATTTGGGCATATCTATAAGGCCCGTAAGGTTTTCCGTCCTCAGTCAATGCTGGGTCTAAAAAATTCTGGTCCCCAGCGAAAAAATGTTAATATATCACCACCGCACTTAGAGCACGTAAGGTCAACACTTGTGTCAAGACCAACTTTCTTATTTAATTTATCAATTCTATCCATTAAGAAAAGTGAATCTGCTACTTTTAAATTCTTAATGAAATCTTCTAGTTGTAAATAGCTTAATTTTTCACCATCAACTGTAGATATTAATGTTTGAAGTGTAATCATAATGGTTGGGTCTATGCCTGCACCTTTTGACTTTTTCATAAATGCTTCAGTTTTAAGCTTAATTTCATCTAATATTCTAGGTGTTTGATATTTTAATTCTATATTTCTACCTGATTTAGGCAAAGTTACATTTAATAAAGCATCTATTTCGCTTTGGTTATACTCATTACATACTAAATCATCTAAGTTCATTGTTACCTCTACTATTTGACCACAGTGAGGACAAACAACTGACATATCATAATCTGCCCCATGTGAAATTACTCTTAATTTATGTAATAAATATTCATAATCTCCTAAACACATATCATAAACACTTACTTTAGGTTTAGTTAACATGCACGATTCAATTATTTCTGCTAATACTTTATAAGGTGTATTAGATGGGGCACTTCTTTTCATTTCATCGCTTGTTGTCATTGATCTTAATTCAACATGAGCTTGAACTCCTTTATCCCCGTAAATCAGTCCTTTTGAAGGCAATTCATATCCTTCGATTATTGTTGGTTCTATCATAATTTAATTCCTTTCATTACTTTTCTTCAAAATATCTTTCTAATATTTCTCTTACCATTGCTGAATCAGAAACTCTTCTTTTAAAAGCTTCTTCTCTAATTCTTTCTCTTAGCGGGTTAGATATTTGAAACGCCATTAGAGGTTCTTTAATTTTGTTTAATTTTTTTCTTCCCATAAATAGTTTCCTTTCACTTAATTTAGCATGAGTAGATTTATAAAATTTATAACAAATATAGTAATAAAAAAGAGCACTTATTAGGTACTCTTTTTTTTAATATTAAATACTTAAATTTAAATCTGGTGCATCACTATCTATATTATAATATCGGTTATTTATTTTTTGAATAAATTACATCAGAAATTTTTTAAACTCTTTTTTTATCTGGATCTATTTGAGCATGTAAGCTATAAATTCTGAACCCATTAGAAGCTGAAACAAATACATCTACTCCATCTATATCAGTATGAACTTCAAACTCAGAATGCCCATATCCATATTCTGGATGCCTAATATCGGATAATTCTTTAACACCAAATTCTGAGAAAAATTTTGTTAAGAATTCTTCATCTGGATAATAACCTTGCGAACTATCGAAAGTAAAATGCCTTTTAAATTCCTGTGTTGTAGGATCATAATGTTTCTCAACACCTCTGTGGTTATAGTATTTTAAACAAATATCGTACCATTCTTTGTATTTAGGGCTTTCCATTGCTTTTTCAATCTTTTCAGGAACAATGACAAACTTTCTTCTATCATGAGGATTTCTCATTTTAATCTCTTCTGATAAATCGCTTTCATTCTTCTCAATTATTTCATCTTCAGAAGACCAAACAACCTCATAAGCTTCATATTCATCTGGTGTATCTGGATACCCAAAATCATCTGGGTCTGCATCTGGAACATAAACTATATGAGTTTGGCAAGATTGTTTTTCGGCAAAAGCTATAGCTTCTTCTAATGTAGCAAATCCTTCAAGTGAATCAATCTCATCCCCTTCTTCATCTAACTCATATACAACAAAGGAATAAGAAATTTCTTCATCATCTTCTTCATATTTTTCATCTTCTTCATCATCTAATTCTAAATCTGAATCATCATCTTCAAAGCTGTATTTTTCTTCATATACTAAATCATCTTCTGATTCATCTAAGCCTAAGCCTTCATACCATAATTTTTTGGCAATATTTTCATCTAATGCTTTCTTTAAAAATGGATTAGCTGGTGAAACTCCTTCATAAAAGTTTTTCTTCGCATCTTGCTTGAAACCTTTAATGATAGCTAGTTTTGTTTCTTCAGAGGCTTTTTTGATATACTCTAATGCTTTACCTTTTGTGAAACCAAATGCGTCCATTACAGCATCAATCAACTCTTGTCTAGAATAAGACTCTTCAACTGTCTCGGCTTGTTCTTCACTATCATGTTCAGAAACAAGTTCACCATCTGGGGTTTCTTGTACTATTTCTTCAGCTGGTTTTGATTCTTCAACTTCAAAAGTTGCTATTGGAGCATCAATTAAATGTCTTTTATCTCTAGTCATATATAAATCTCTTCCAATACTTTTTAATGTATTGGAGCTCTTTTCAGTACCATGCTCAATAATTTTATTCCATTCTTTGGGGTCGTAAACATAATATTCAATTATAGTTTTACCACTCTTAGATATTCTAGATATTGAAGTAAACCACATTTTAATAAGCCCATATTCGTCTTTGCTCCAAACAAAAAACTCACATGTCCTACCATTAGCATCTAAGTCAAAATCTGTTCCATCATTCCCATTATAATAATAAATATTATTATCAAAAACATAATCTTTAAGATTATGCTTGGTTAATAATTTTTCTACTAATTCTTTTATTTCATCTATATAATTCATAGTAATGATTTTTCCTTACTATTATACGACTGGGTCATGCATTATAGCACGGTCATATTGTAATGTTGCACTAATTTTTCTTGCACCATCAGCATCCATATCAAAGTCATCTTCAGTAACTGCTGAAATAAAACACCCAACTAAATCCCATCTACGAATTTCTTCATAGTCTTGAGTATATTCAATTAAAGTACAATTTTTCTTGTAATTAACTGCTCTTCCACCTCTATCATTAATAACATCATAAGCTAATGCTTGCCATGCCATAATAACTGATTTAACTTTTAGCCCTACAAAGTCTTGTAATTCTAATGTTCCTTCTTTAAATGTTGGGTTACCAGCAAACTTAACTACTGAGTTACCTCTTCTAATTGGAATTATTTCTAATTCAAAATGAGGGACTGATGCTTTATTGACTGATAATTTAATAACTTCTTGACCATTTTCAATTAAGTCACTAGATTCTGGCTCTTCAAGTGCAAAATCACTTTTAACTAATCCTTCTAAATCATCAACAATGAATGTAAAGAAATTACCTCTTGCACTTTCATAGTTTCTAATATCAGAATTAATGTGATATGTTCCGAAATTTGTCTTTCCTTCTACCATAATATTTCTCCTTATTCACTAACTTCAATTGAATCAGTCATTTCAACAGTCAAATCAAAATCTTCAACCGCTTCGATTGGTATAATTCTAACTCTTGCTTTTAATATTGCTTTACCTGACACAACTTCTTTAACTATTTTATAACCTTTAATGCCTTGGCCTGATTTCATTTTTTCTAATAATGGTTTAATGGCATTTTCAAAATTTACCCATAAAACATCACTGTTTGGTTCAAAAGTGAATTTACGAGCTGCTCTATATAATTCTTTTTTAATACTGCAACATAACTGTCTTATGTTTAAGAATGAACTTGCAGTTAAGCCTTTGGTTGCATCTAAAGGACTTAATGTTCTATTTCCCCAAACTATATAACCATAAGGTCTAATATTACAAATAGTGTTTGTTGCTTTATGGCCTGCAGTAATAGAACCACCAACTTCTCTTGCTTGTAATATTGCATTTGCAGCATCTCCAAGCTCTACAGAAACAGAACTAATTAATTCTGGAGTAACACCTCTTACTGAACCAGCCATTGCAAACCATTCTGGGAATCTTTTAATGTGTGTTGCAAAGCAACTTAAATAAGCATAAACAGATGGATATGCTGTTAATAAATCTGATTTAAATTTAATATATGGAGAAAATGCTGCTCCATATTTATGGGCATCTTCTATAGCTCCATTTTTTCTTGTAACTGTACCTGCAGATAAAGCCTTTGTCCAAGTATCAATTTTTGATACTGTATTTTCAGTTGCAGGAACGTCAATTAATGCTATTGCATCTCCTCTTTCAGCAGCTGTTTTAATCATTTTTTCAGCGATTGTTTTACTTGTTTCACCTGCAACAATAAATCTTATATCGTAAATTCCTTTATCTTCAAATGGAACCCAGAAACCAACGTTTCCTGATTCTAAGCTTAAATCTTCAAGATCATATTTGGTTTTATATACAACATATTGAACTTTCATTCCTAAGCCTAACAACTTTTTAGCCATTTTAAATCCTAATCCTGTTGTTGCGGCGCCTATATCTGTTGTAAATGTTGTTACATCTTCATATAG